TATATTAACAAAAACAAAAAGAGATGCTTCTTTCAAAGATAGACTTCCTAATGGAAACTATATTGAAAAAACTGCAAGTCATTTCTTAATTGTTTGTGGTCAAACTCCAACTACAGCTTTACTTGCTATGAAATCTACGCAATTAAAGATTAGTAGAAAATGGAATAGTATGATGGCTAGTATAAAGATGAAAGGTAAGAATGGATTATTTACTCCAGCATCTTTTAGTCATGTATACAAATTAAGAACTGTACAACAATCGAATGATAAAGGTACTTGGTTTGGTTGGGAAGTTAGTAAAGTAGGTCCTGTTGAGGATTCTTCCTTATATCAACAAGCTAAGTCGTTTGCTGAAAGTGTTTCTGAAAAGACATCGGAAGCCCACTTCTAATAATTAATAAATGGGGCAAGTTAATTCTTGCCCCAAACAATAAGGGCATTTATGGAGAAAGAATTTGGAGAAATATTTAGCGGACTAAAAAGAAATTTTGGTATTGCTTATTTAGATGAATTTAAAATTGATCCTAACACAGGAAAGAAAAAACCAAAACAATATGGATGGTCATTTAAAGAAATAACTGAAAAACATTATTTAGATCATTTAAACGGTAGAACATCTATTGGTATTCAACCATGTGATGATGATGGTATGGCAAGCTTTGGTGCCATAGACATTGATGATAAGGAACATAGTTATGTTAATTTTCCATATAAAAAATATTTAGATATTATAAAACAAAATAATCTTCCGTTGATTCCAGTTAAATCAAAAAGCGGTGGACTACATTTATATTTATTTTTAAAAGAAAAAGTAAGAGCTGTATTCTTAAGAAATTTTTTAGAGAGTTTATTATATGTTTTAAAATTAAAACCAAGTACAGAAGTGTATCCAAAACAAACTGAACTTGGATATGATGAAGAAAAAAAAGAATGGTCTAATGGTCAGTACATAAATCTTCCTTACTTTAATGGAGATGAAAGAGTTGCTATTAATTATGATGGAACAGCTTTTACATTAGAACAATTTATTAAAGTAGTTAATCACAATAAAAAAACAAAAGAAGAATTAGAAGAGTTTTCGCTTGCCCTTGTGAAAACTGTCTTACAGGGAGGTCCTGATGAATTTAATGATGGCCCTCCTTGTTTACAGATTATGGCCAAAGAACCATTAACTGATGCTAGAGATAGATGGTTATATAATTACATGGTATTCGCTAAGAAAAAATATCCTGATAATTGGCAAGAAGTTCTTAAAGCAGCACCACAAAAATATTTTATAAAAGATTCTAATGGTGTTGTATTAAATGATTGGGGGTCAGAGAAAAAAATAATAGACAAGATTAGATCTTGGAAAAAAGATAATACAAAAGGTTATACATGTACTCAAGAGCCTATTGTTAATTTCTGTATGAAATCAGAATGTCTTAAAAGAAAACATGGAGTTGGATCTGATAGAAAAAGAATGTTTCCACCTTTGTCTAATTTAGTAAAAATTAATTATCCAGAACCGGAATATACTTTCAATGTTGAGCTACCAGAAAACAAAGGTATTAAACAAGTAAGAGCTAAAGATATTAAACAAATTAAAGATCAAGAGGAATTAAGATCTTTAATTATGAAGACTGCAAATATTTATGTAGCAAAAGTAAAAGGAGATGACTTTGAAAATGTTATTGCTAAATTATTACCTCCTGTAGAAATACATCAACCACCTAAAGGAACTACTCCTGATGAATTATTACATGAATATTTAGAGGATTATCTTAATGGACCAAAAGCAAAATCATATGCTTCTTTTAAATCAGGGGCTGTATTAGTTGAAGATGGATTTGCATATTTTAAATTTGCAAATTTCTTTAACAGCTTAAAAAATAAAGAATGGAAGGAAGGAAAAGAAAGAACAGGTCAAAAGATAAAAGAAAAGTATCAAGCAGAATTTGGTATTAAGAAAAGATTTCCAAAGTTAAACAATGAAACTACAAATTATGAAGCTATAGAAGTTGTTAAAATAAACTTAAAGTTAGAAGGAAATAAATTTATAAAAGATATAGCTAAAACAGAATTAGTTAAAATGAAAGGTAATAAAGACGTATTCTAATGATAAAGAAAGTATTAGGTCCTCCAGGAACAGGAAAGACAATGACATTGTTAAATGAAGTTAATAACTATTTAATGAAAGGAGTTCCATTAAATAAGATTGGATATTTTGCTTTTACTAGAAAGGCTGCTGCAGAAGCAAGAGAAAGATTTTTAAATAAGAATAAAAATTATGTAAGATCCGATGTTAAATTTTTTCAAACACTTCATTCATTAGCTTTTCATACATTAGGTATGAGTGAGGAAAATGTAATGCAACCAGTTCATTATGAGCAAATAGGAAAGGAATTAAGTATAAGAGTGAATTATTATTCAGAATCTGATGAAAGTGGTTATTTAAATTGTGATAATGAATATTTTAAACTGATTAATAAAGCACGAATTAAAAATATATCTATTGAAGATGAGTTTAATACTAATGAATGGAGCAGAGATATAGATTTTGAAGTATTAAATCATGTTTATGAAAACTTTTTAAACTATAAAAAATCTTATAATCTTTATGATTTTACAGATATGGTCACTCAATTTGTAAACAATAAAGATAAATGTCCATCATTTGATGTTGTATTTATTGATGAAGCTCAGGATTTATCTCCAATACAATGGAAGATGTTTGATATTTTAAATGATAAATCAAAAGATATCTTTATAGCAGGAGATGATGACCAGGCTATATTTGCGTGGGCTGGAGCTGATGTTAATAGATTTATTGATCAACCAGCAGTAGAAGAAGTATTACAACAGTCTGAACGTATACCACAAGCTGTTCAAGAAGTTTCAAATATTATATTAGATAGAATACAAGGTAATAGAAAAGAAAAAATATATTTTCCAAAGAAAGACAGCAACGGAAATATTATACAAGGTAAAGTAGAATCAATATTTAACTTTGATAATTTAGATATCAACAATGATAAATGGTTAATATTAACAAGAACTGTATACAGAGCTTTAGAAATATCTAATCAATTAAAACAAAATAATCTTTATTATAAAAATATGTATGGAAAAAGTTTTAATAATAAACTTTATAAATCAATATTAAGATGGACATCTTTGACTGAAGGAAATCAAATATCAATAGCTGACTGCAAAGATATATACGATTATTTGGAAGAACCATTTAATGAAAATAATTTAAAAAACAAAATGACAGTTAGAATAGAAGATCTTGGATTTAATAGAGATGTTAGATGGTATGACGCATTTGTAAATGCAGATCATAATGAAGAATTTTATATTAGAAGTATGTTATCTAATGGAGAGAAATTATCTGAAGAACCAAGAATAGAAGTATCAACCATTCATGCGGCAAAAGGTGGTGAATGTAAGAATGTTATTCTTGTATTAGATAATGCAAGAAAAATCAGAGAAGCTACTGCTGAGAATGTAGAAAAACAAGATGAAGAAAATAGAGTTTGGTATGTAGGTGTAACACGATCTATGGAAAATCTTTATTTATTTAAATCAAAAAAAGAAAGGTATGGTTATCAGTTATGACAAACAAAGCGTTTTTTAAACAAGTAGGGGGAGGTCATTATAAAAAATATAAGATACAGCCCTCTTTATTTATCAATAAGAATAAGATACTGTTCGCTGAAGGGAATGCAATTAAATATATTTGCAGACACCAGGATAAAGGAAAGAAACAGGATTTGTTAAAAGCAATCCATTATATAGAAATGATTATAGAAAGGGATTATGAAAGTACCTCTGTTTGAAGCACAAAAGGAATGGGTAGAACCAGAAGAGTTTCCAGATCTACGATCTTATGATGAAATCGCAGTAGACTTAGAAACAAGGGATCCTGATTTAAAAAAGAAAGGATCTGGTTCTGTTATAGGAAATGGAGAAGTAATTGGTATAGCTGTAGCTGTACCAGGAAGATCTTTTTATTTTCCAATAGCGCATGGATCTGGTCCTAACATGGATCGCAAGAAAGTCTTAGAATGGTTTAAAGACACCATGGCAACTCCATCATTAAAGATATTTCATAATGCAATGTATGACGTTTGTTGGATTAGACAAATGGGTATTAAAATTAATGGTTTGATTGTAGATACTATGATTGCAGCATCACTAGTTGATGAAAATAGATTTCAATACAGTTTGAATATGCTGTCTTGGGATTATCTTGGTTATGGTAAAAGTGAAGCAGCTTTAAATGAAGCAGCAAAATCAAGAGGATTAGATCCTAAAGAAGATATGTGGCAATTACCAGCTATGGAAGTAGGCGCATATGCTGAAAAGGATGCTGAACTTACATTAGAATTATGGCAAATATTTAAAAAAGAAATAGTTCATCAAGATATAGAATCAGTATTTAGTTTAGAAACTGATTTATTTCCGTGCCTAGTTGATATGAGGTTTAAAGGTGTAAGAGTTGATATAGAACGCGCACACAAGTTGAAACAACAACTAACAGCACAAGAGAATGAATTGTTATTAAAAGTAAAACAAGAAACAGGGATAGAGCCCCAGATTTGGGCTGCAAGGTCCATTGCAAAAGTTTTTGATAAGCTTGGATTACCTTATGATACAACTGAGAAATCATCTGCGCCTTCCTTTACTAAAAATTTTTTACAGGAACATTCTAACCCTATAGTTCAAATGATTGCAAAAGCAAGAGAAATTAATAAAGCCCATACAACTTTTATTGATACGATCATTAGATATGAACACAAAGGAAGAATTCATGCTGAGATCAATCAAATTAGATCTGATCAAGGTGGTACTGTAACCGGAAGATTCAGTTATAATAATCCAAACTTACAGCAACTTCCAGCAAGGAACAAGGACCTAGGACCTCTTATTAGATCTTTATTCTTACCTGAAGAAGGTCATACATGGGGTTGTTTTGACTATTCACAACAAGAACCAAGACTAGTTGTACACTATGCATCATTACATCAATTTCCTTCAGTATATCCTGTAATAGATTCATATAAGAATAATCCTAATACAGACTTTCACCAGATCGTCGCTGATATGGCTAACATTCCAAGATCACAAGCTAAAACAATTAACCTTGGATTATTTTATGGAATGGGTAAAGCAAAGTTACAAGCCGAACTTGGTGTATCTAAAGAAAAAGCTGCAGAACTATTTGATCAGTATCATGCTAAGGTTCCATTTGTTAAACAGTTAATGAACTCTGCATCTAATAGAGCTCAAGAGCGTGGTCAAATAAGAACGTTACTTGGTAGATTATGTAGATTCCATTTATGGGAACCAAATAGTTTTGGTATGCATAAAGCATTGCCTCATGAAGAAGCACTGCAGGAACACGGACCAGGGATCAAGCGAGCTTATACTTACAAAGCTTTGAATAAATTAATTCAAGGGTCTGCTGCTGATATGACTAAAAAATCTATGTTGGAATTATATAAGCAAGGTATAGTTGCTCATATTCAAATTCATGATGAATTAGATATATCAGTTGAATCTCCAGAACATGCTAAAAAGATTGTAGATATAATGGAAAGTGCAATTGATTTAGATATACCAAATAAAGTAGATTATGAATCCGGTGAAAACTGGGGCGATATATATGATTGATTATGTCTTATCTTAATGCTAACATCCCTCCAATTTATTGTAAAATAAGAAAAGAGTATTTATATGATCTTAAACAACATCACGGAGAAACTCAAAATTGTGTGGTCTTTGGTATTGCGAGCATATCTGGCCGTGCAATATTATTCCATTGTTTACTTGAATCAGGTGCAATCTATTACAGATTACCTATCAGCGCTTTTATTCAAAAAGAATTTGATCGCAGAAACGTCCCAGATCAAAATATCGAAGATCTTGAACTATGGAATTCATTTAGTTATTATCCTAGCGTTATCAGCTTTGATTTTTTAATAGGTCAACGTTGTAAATATCTAGGAAAAAATAAAAAATTCTATAATGGGCAATATTTATTTACGATTGATTGGGCACATCCAGAATCTAATATCTTGGATACTGAACATTCCGAAATACCTGATCAACATAAGTGCGCACATATTTTGGCTCTTGATAACGGTAATTATGCAGCTCAGCCTAATAATCGTATTTTGTGGAACATTAGTAGCTTTACTACTTCATCACATAAGCCTGATTATAAAGTACAAACTACAGAGTGGAATGTTGAAAATAAAAACTGGCAATTAGAAGACACTGATGATATGTTTTATCAAGTGGAGGACAAAAAATGAGTAGTGAATTTAAATTAAGTGATCAAACACAGGTATCTTTACCTGTTAAAAATATAATAGCTATTGTATCTGCTGTTGTTGTAGCAGTATGGACGTATTTTGGTATTGTTGAAAGATTAAATAGATTAGAGACAAATGAGAAGTTAATGGCTCAAGATCTTTTAAAAAAAGCTGATCAAACTCCTAAAAACCAAGAGATGTTTATGTTAATTGAATATCAAGCCAAGACAATAGATAAACATTCTAAACAATTAGAAGAAAATGTTCACACAAAAGTATTAATAGCTCAATTAGAAAAAAAAATAGACAAATTAGAAAAAGAATTAGATTCAGTTAGAGGTAAGTAATGATTGAAGCTGTATTCGCATTATTAATGTATATGAATGGTAAATTAGAAGGATATTCTCCTAAAGCTAATATCGCAGATTGTTTAGAACAAAAAAGAAAAGTAGAACGTGATGGTAATCCAAGTGTTACTTCATGGAGTTGCAAAGAAGTAAAAGCCATAGTAGAAGTAGATAAGCATGGCGTTAAAAGAATCAAAGAAGTTAAGCAAGATTAATTGTATTAACAATCTGACAGTTGGATGCTGTCTCTCAAATCAATGTAAATGTTATGACAATACGGAATATGTTAATAAAGTATTTGATAGTAGCTCTACTAGCGTTTGTATTAGGTACATTCTTTCCGAATCCCGTCGCCAAGAAGAAGACTGAGGACGCCACAATCGCCTGGGCGAAGAGTCTAGGCTTTGGTCCCCCGAGATTTGATTATTCAAACGATCAAGAATTCATCTCTTCCCTCAATAAGTGTATACAATATCTCAATTATACCATTCCAAGACCACAAAGAATAAACAGCGAATTAATAATAGCACAGGCTATAGTTGAATCTAATTATGGTAAATCTAGGTTTGCTAGAGAGGGTAATAATCTATTTGGTATAAGAATATGGTCTAAAAATGGTATGCTACCATTAAAACAACCGGAAGAGATAGAATGGCGTGTCAGG